TTCAATCGATGCCTGAAATTCTTAATTGCTGTTCCAGAAGCAAGGCAGCACATGGGCAAGGTGGCCGCGCTGAGCGATATCTGGGCAAAGCTCGTTGATCGCTGGGATGAGCTGGAGAAGTGCTTTATCGACGAGGTCGGGCTTGACTGGAAGAAGGGAAGAACGCTTCCTGCCACTAAAACCTATCAGATGATGAAAGAAATCCAAGGGAGAGCATAATGACAACCCACGCAGACCTACTAGCCCGCCTGGCAACGCACGAAGCCCGGCTAGGCTTCAACCCGGTCACAGTAGAGCAGCAGACCTTCGACTGGTTCAAGATGCGCCTGGGTGTTATCACGGCCAGCAAGGCCAGCATTCTGCTGATGAAGTCCGGCAGCCTGACCCGGCAATGCTATATGGCCGAACTCGTCGCAGAGATCGCCACAGGAGCGCCGCAGGAGGCGGTAAGCGCAAAGGCGATGCAATGGGGTAACGACCATGAGCCCGCCGCCAGGGAGACATACCAGTTCATCACTGGCCGATCTGTTGAGCAGCTGCCGTTTGCCTATGGCGACGAAGCTATGCGCACCGGGTGTTCACCGGATGGAATTGCCGACGATGGCCGTGGCGTTGAGATCAAGTGCCCGTTCAGCAGCAAGAACCACATCGAATCACTGGCGAACAACGTGATCAAGAAGGACTACATCGCTCAGATTGATTACAGCATGTGGGTGACCGGCCTGGAGGCCTGGGACTTCTGCAGCTTTGACCCACGGATGCGCAAGAACAACCTGCACCGGATAGAGAAGGTTAGCGGCCCCGGCGTCAAATTGTTCGATGACGCCGTGCCGCAGTTTATTGAGGAAATGGACCGCATGCTGGCTGCGGTCGGGTTTGAGTTTGGGGATCAGTGGTAGCAAATAAAAGGGCTATATTGTTACTTAGCCGCCCACCCGGTGTTACCAGTTCCCGACTCTTTTACATAGAATGTAGTACTTGCCCCGCCCGCCATATTGATAGCAGTTGATCCCTGTGGCGCGGTGACGGCACCCTCTGGAGTTCCGTTCACCATCAGCCCTTGAGTGCTAGATAGACCAGTTGCTGCATTGTCAACAAGCTCGCCAATTGCATCATCAACATGGTTGTTAGCAATGTAAGCATTTGAGCATGAGCCAGTTACGTCGATACCTTTAGCCGGTTTAATTGGGGCCGCATCATCAAAAACACTATTTCCTGTGATGGTGATATCTGAGGAACTGGCACTGACCTGCATCCCTGATCGAGTCCCCACCTCGGTGGACATATTGGTAAGTGTGTTACCGGTAATAGTCAATCGGGTAAAGTCGCCTGTGACGTTTATCCCTGTGCGACCGCCCTCCTTAAGTGTATTGCCCGATATTACTAGGTCAGAAGAGAAACCCAGAGCTCGCTTATCTTCTCCTCCTGAGGGGGCGTCTTCATTTGCAAGTATGCATTCTTGAGTTATATCCGCGATAGTATTGCCTGAGACTGTTATATTATCGCAATACTGTACGTGTATCCCCGCGTTGAGATTGTTGAATGAGTTTCCTGTAATGCTCAGGTTATGAATCCATCTTAGATCACAGCCATCATGAGCACTGGTGTTAGTGTCAAATGCGTTGTTTGAAATAACAACATGGTTATGCTTAAAGGATTCCCCTACGTCGAATTCTGGAGCTGTAAACAATATACAATCTCCAACAGTGTCAATGAACTGATTAGAATCAATTATCGTATTCTCACCAGCTTGGCCTTGACCACTTGGCGTACCGTCTGGATTATCAGCACTAACTATATCAAAACTTACAGGAGTCACATGAACATCTCGTTCGCATCCTGTGAATACATTGTTTGTAATTGTTGATGCTTTCCATTTGAATTCTCTCACCCCTGCAAAGAGACAACCATCAAATTTATTTTCGCTAATTATAATTTCATTCTGAAACCGATCATTAACTGCCACATGACCACCAACACCTACTGGCCACGCTTTAAATCTAATATCAACTTGATCTGGATTATCACCAAATTCACAGCTTCTTACTCTTACATTAAGGCAATGCGTTCTATCTTGAGCACCAAACCCAAATGAAACAGGAGTATTAGGGTCTAATTGTATAGCCTCTGAAAAATCCCTAGCTGGGGGGACTGCATCTGCAAAACCCAAAAATCGACAATTATCAATAAGAACATTTTTTGAAGCGCTAAGATCAATACCATGGGCATTAATAACATCTAGCACAGTTAGGTCTTTAATAATCACATTTTCAGCATAACCGATTCCAAAACAATTGAAACCGTTGAAGAAAGCAACAGAGTTACCATCCCAAATTCCACCAATGATAGCGATATTACCATTGCCAGTGAATCCACCCGTAGCCCCGGTAACCCCTAAGTCATTCAATAACATGCCTTCAGTCTGATTGCGCTTATAGATAACAGATTTACCAGACTTAAGAGTAGTATCCGACCCCATTGATAATACAGAGCTAAGAAGATAAGTCCCATCAGAGACAGTGATAGTAATAGTTTTTCCATTGGTAAAGATAAATGCAGCATTAAAGTTGGGCGCATCATCTGCTACACCATCCCCAACAGCCCCGAATAATTTAATATTTATATCCCCGGGGAAATTCTGTTTAAACTGAAGCCCATTATTCAGATCGATAAAAGAGCCGCCGTCTGCTGTGCCAGTCGCAGCCGCTACAACCTGTCCGAAGATAATTCCGCTATTATTTCCATCTGCATAATCATCAATAGCCACCGGCATGCCTACTGAAAGATCAACTACAATTCCGTCGATAGCAACAGGGTTAAGGGCAACCATCGCCGCTACTGTGGTGAAGATTGGACCATATCTATCATCGCCCTGTGGGGTTGTAACCCCTTGATGAACCCGCCAATTGGCAATATCTCCTGCGAACGTAGCGCCGGACGTATGAGCAACGACTGCGAAATACCAAGTGCCAGAATCAAGAACTAAATCTTTGACTTGGTAGCTAGTGGCAGTGGTCCAATTGCCTCTGTTTACAGTTGATGCGATGGTTTGGATTATTTTGTCTATCGACTGAATACCTTTCCCGGTCCGGGTAGTCACCACCGCATTTGGGCCATTAAGCACAGAGTCGAGCTTTGCCGCATTATCCTGGGCGACATCAAACCTGTCATTTGGTACTGTAAATTGTGATAAATCAGTAGCCATTATAAAACCCCGTCCTTTTCGTAAATTCGTTCATCATATTGAGATAGCTCTATTGTAACACGACCGTCTGCACCGGGCTTTTTGGTGATAACAGTCCAGTCGGAAGCATTAACGTCATCAAGCACGCCTAGCAGATAGCGGCTCCCGGCCTGGATTGTCGCTCCGTCTGCAACTATGCCCGACCCTGTAAAAGTCGCTGTGAATTGCTTTTGGCCGGTTACGGTGGCCACAACAGGCCCTAGTACGGCGCCCTGAGAATCGGTTATTACAGCAAAAATAGTCCCCGCCGGCAACTCGTCAAGACGCTCGCTCGTATCGAAGCTGGCCCCGTTGATCGCTCTTATCTCGCCCTCGCTTATATCGCCGTCGAAGATATCGACCCATCCAACCCGGTCGCCGATATCAACCAGCATGCCATCAGATAGAACCTTGTCGGAAACCGTCCGGCGCTGCCTGAGTATTTTCCTAACTTCCAAGTTCGCCCTGTCGGTTGCCTGCAGGACCGTCCTGCATCCAGCCAGGTCAATTTTATGTGGCCTGCTGCCTATGGATCCCTCAACTATGGTTTCTCCAAAAGAGTCTATTTTGCGCTTAATCTCCGCCCTTTTCCCGGTCAACGGGTCAGTGTATCGAAGAGCAATGCTGTCAAAATCTTTCGGGCGCTGCAGCTTGTAGTTCTGTTTCTGATTGTCGCCGCTGGCGATGTTTCGGCGGTTAAATAATGCGCTCCGGGCAGTCTTGGTCTCGTCCCTAAAGAATCGCCACACCTGTCCATCACGATACACGCCGACCCGGCCCGCGTTGCATATAGTCTGCACTCTCGATCCCAAGCTGATGTCCTTGTCATCGAATGAATAATCAAACCGGCCAAGCTCCTGATCAGATAGGCCGTCCTGAATCTCATAGAGAGTAGCGAGGTCGATTTCATCAAGCGGTCGGCCTGCAGACACATTAAGCGAATATAGGACTGCATCAGCGAATTTGCGCGTTGCCGCCAGTGTCGGATTAAACCCCCCGATGGCTGTCCAGGTAGGGAGCTTCCGCGTGCAATCGATATTTATTTTCCGTTGAGATGAGCTCAGAGCAAAGTTCGTCGCGACAGTGTTAACATCCACGGTGGTGATGTCGCCAAACGAGGCGCCGGAATACGAAGTGACCGCGACAGCATCCTCCCATTTAACCTGGTCCAGCGCTGAGCCTGCGAATTTATTTGTGGTCCGCCTGGCTCTGACCCTATAAAACCCGCCTGGAACTGGAACTGTAAATTTCTCAGTCTTGAATTGCGCGTCAAAAGTCCCTCCTGTAAACGAATAGTTTTCCGTATCAATAACGCCCGTCGGGGTTCCTCCTGAATCCGTTTCTTGGATGTCAGCCTCGATGTTGACTGTGATCACGTTTCCGTTCTGGTCACGTATTCCCCTCGGCATTTGGAAATGAAACCACACTTGTTCTGCGGTGTCTGCCAGCTGGAACCACCCAACGTTGGCGTCCGGATCCTGTCCAAATCTGACCATCGTCGCTGTCGCATCATCTTCATCAATGACGGTTTCTGTGACAGTGAACCGGATCGCGCTTAAAGGAGTGCCGTCTATGGTCGGTAGGAACGTGTCCGGACCATGAGTGAGAACATTGAAATCACCGTCATTTGATGCAGTGTCAGCAATGGTGAATTTATTCAGGGAGTCAATGCCTAGGTTTTCCTCAACATTCAGGTCGAACGAGTACACGACCATTGGAGCCGTCGTCACCCGGGTAAATGTCGCGGTCACTGGCCCCTCGGTAGTCACGCCGCTGGTCACGTCAAGCCGCACTTGTCCCGCGTTATCGGTGATCGATGCGATAGTGAACGTAGCGTTATTGCTGACAGTCCCTGTGACCACCAGCTGATCACCTGGCGACAGGTCCAGGTTATAGGCAAAAGCGTTGTCCGGTATGTCGATCAGATTTGCTGATGTGAACTGAACATTTGCCGGACTGGCCGCGTCAAGTTTGTCTTTGAATACAAGCCTCCCAACGCTTGAAACCGTAGGGTCATCAGGAGCAAGCAACTCCTGGCCGTTGATGTCGTTTGTCTCCCTGCCAATCTGTAGGTCTGGCGGAATGTCGCCGGGATCACGAACAGTAGCAGATGATCCGGGTATTCCAGAGAGAAGAGATTGACCGCTCTTGATTTCGTTTATCAGGAACTCACCAACGCCCAGGCCGAAAACTTCGCGCACCTGTTTGGTGTTCGCCACGTATTCAAATAGCGATGGCTGCAGAAGGTCGGGGAATGAAATTATCCTCCCGAATATTTCCGGCATTGCCTGATAAGGCCTGGCGATGTTTGTCTGTCCGCTTAAAGAGTTGTTCGGGCTGT